TTGAAGGATGCAGAAGGTACACCCTATAGAATAAGTACTACTAATGAGTTTACTATAAGGTTCTTTACTACTGATCCTGATACATATATAGAAGGTAGTTATTCTGCTGGTAAATATACTGGAATCATAGCAGAAGAAGATACTGATTACATTGCTTTGAATGCTTTGGATTTAGAAAAGCTGGAAGATGGAGTACTAAGTTATGTGTACCATATCAGAGTTACCAATAGTAATTTTAAAGATGGCTTCTATGATGAAGTAATAAAAGGACAGACTAATTTATACTTAAAATCTAAATGCTTATGTATAAAGTAGAAATAACCAATAACAATAAATATGAATTGGAATTGGACAGGGCTAATGTAGTAGTTGGTTCTGGTGGGACTGTAGTACCTGTTTGGGGTACTATTATAGGTGATATTACCCAACAAAAGGATTTACAGGAGGAACTGACAGGTATTAAAGAATCAATTCCAGACCTTACACAAGTAAATGAAGATATAGCCAATTTGGAATCTGTTAAGGCTAATAAGTCTGAAATTCCTGATGTTACAGGTTTGGCTACTAAGGAAGATCTTAAAAGTAGGGTTACAATGAGTTATCTAGGTGCTAATTACTATAAGAAGGCAGAAATAGATAAAAAATTAGATGCCATTACTAGTGGTGAAGCCGATTTAAGTAATTATTATACCAAAGAAGAAACTTATAGCAGGAAAGAAATAGATGAAATGATGCCAACACAGGAATGGACAGATATTTGAACTAAAATTGACTAAGCTATGAAAGAACAACGAAACTGTAACTATGAATTAAGATCTGAATCCAGAACGGTAGAAGGATATGCTTTGGTATTCGATAAAGAATCCAGAGATCTAGGTGGATTCATTGAAATAATAGATCCTTCTTCTTTAGATGGTGTGATTGAGAAATCAGATATATTATGCCTGTTAAATCATAATGAAGATAAAGGGGTATTAGCCAGAAGTAAATTTGGTGTTGGTTCTCTATCTTTACTTGTAGATGAAACAGGATTGAAGTACAGATTTGAAGCACCAGATACCGCACTGGGGAATGAATTGCTGGAAGGGCTTAAAAGAGGTGATATTACTACTTCTTCTTTTGCCTTTACCATTGATAGTGACAAATGGGAAAAGAGAGCAGACGGTAAATATCTAAGACGAATCACCAAATTCAAAGAATTATTTGATGTTTCCCCTGTGTACAAAGAAGCCTATCCAGATACCAGCGTAGCCTGTAGAAAGATGCAGGAACTGAACACAGAGGAATTAAAGGAATATTATCAAAACCTTAGAGAAGGACTATAATGGACACTTTGACTTTGATAGACCAAAAGGAACAATTAAGAAAGAAGGCAGAGGAATTGATTACCAATGCTGAAAAGGAAATTAGAAAGTTGAATGATGGAGAAGCTACAGAGTTAAACCATCTAAAGAAAGAGATTGCAAGTATTGACAGCCAGATAAAAGGTATAGAAGAAGAGAATAAAAGAAATTACAAACCACAAATCAATAAAAAGACTATGGAAAAATTTTCATTGCTTAAAGCTATCAATGATGTAGCTAATAACAGACAATTAGATGAAAGAGCCTTAGAAGTAGTAACAGCTGGTCAGAATGAAATGAGAAAGGCTGGACAATCTTATGCTGGACAAATTGTATTGCCTATCGAGGAAAGAGCAAATATTCAGGCTACTGTTGCAACTGCTGGACAGGAAAATGTTGCAGAGGATAAATTAGGAATCCTAGAACCTCTAAGAGCCAATTTAGTATTAGTACAGGCTGGTGCTTCTTATATGACTGGCTTAATTGGAAATGTATCTATTCCAGTTTATTCTGGATCTAATGTAGGTTGGGCTGGTGAAGTTGCTGCTGCTACTGATGGCGCAGGTAAATTCAGTGAAGTAAACTTAGAGCCTAAACGCCTTACTGCTTATATTGATGTTTCAAAACAGTTCCTTATTCAGGATTCCAACAGTGCAGAAGAAATGTTGAAAAGAGATATTGTTGCTGCTATTTCAAATAAACTGGAAGCTACTATTTTAGGTAATGCTGCTGGTTCTGCTACACAACCTGCTGGTTTGTTAAATGGTGTAACTGCTGACACTGCTGCTGTAACTTATGCCGACTTTGTAAATATGGAAGCTACATTAGGCGAAAAGAATGTAAGAGGTGATATTAAGTTTATCGTATCTCCATCTGCCAAGGCAGTATTAAAGTCTACAGCAAAGAATCAAAATTCTTTCATTATGGAAGGTAATGAGGTAAACGGTTATCCAGTCCTTTGTACATCTGCTGTAGCTGGAAAAGGTATTGTTTACGGTAACTTCAGTGATCTGGTTATTGGACAATGGGGAGGTATCGACTTGACTGTAGATCCATATACACAGGCAGCTAACGGTAAAGTAAGACTGGTTATCAATGCTTACTTTGATGCCAAACCCAGACGTGCTGATTCTTTCGTAAAGAAAGTGTTGAAAGCGTAACCTTAACTTATGAATAAGCTATGTATGTAACTTTATGTGAAGCAAAGAAACATCTGTTGGTTGATAATTCATTTAAAGATGATGATGAATACATACTAGCTTTAATAGATATAGCAGAAGATGCTGTTTCAATTAATATAAATATTCCATTGGACAGCATTACAGTAGGTGGTGAATTACCGCCTGCTGTAAAAGCTGCTATACTTTTATTAGTTGGTAACTTATACGCTAACAGAGAACCTGTAGCCTATACTGCTGTAAATAAAGTGCCTTACACTTTTGATTACCTAATTTCCTTATATAAAAACTATTCCACAAAGTAATGAGGGCAGGACTATTAACCGATCCTGTAACCTTTAGAAAGGCAACCATTACAAAGAACCAATACGGACAGGAAGAAACAGATTGGATTGATTGCATATCAACAAGGGCAAATGTAAGGTTCAATTCAGGTAACAGGGTTACAGAAAACAATGAAATCATTAACACCTATACAGTAACATTTACTGTAAGAAGGTATCATAACATAGATGAATTTATGAGGATTCTTTGGAAGGGCAAAACTTACAGAATCCTGTCCATAGAGGATAATAACGAAGATAGGACAAAACAATCTATTACTATTATTGGAGAACTGATAAATGAATAATGTGGATGCAAGGCAAGTCCTACAGATGTTTGCTGCACTGGATAGCAAGAGACAGAAGAAAGCACATAGGACTGCACTTAGAAAAGCTACAGGCATATTGGTTAGAGAAACCAGAAAAAATTTCAGGAAGGTAGTAAAGAATCCCAATGCCAGAAACAGGTGGAACGGAAAAACCTTTTCTTCTGGAATCAAATCTAAGGTCAATAAGGAAGCCACAGAGGGTAAAGTACATATTATGGGAGACTTTAGATTAAAGTTCTTTGAAATGGGAACTAAGACACGTTACAAGAAACGGACTAAGGGCAGACCATCTACAGGTAGTATAAAAGCCTCTTATTTCTTTAAAAAAGCCAGAGAAGCCAAAGAATCAGAAATCAGTAATAGTATGAATGACATAATAACCAAATCTATACTAAGGGTAAATGGACAGTTTAAAGGTAGGTAAAGAAATCTATTCTCTTTTAAATGGTAATGATTCTCTTACTGGGGTAGTAGGCAGTAAGATCTACCCTATTATAGTAGAAAAGGAAACTACATATCCATTTATAGTATATAAGAGAAGTAATATTATTCCAGACTATACTAAGGACTTCCATTTCAAGGATGAAGTAATAATTGACATTATATGTGTGTCTGATGATTATTCTGAATCCGTTGATATAGCCAGTATGGTAAGGGATATTCTGGAAGATAAAAGATTTGCTGATATAGAAAGCATCAAACTGGAATCTGCTGATGAAGATTTTATAGATGATGCTTACGTACAGACATTAAGTTTTAATTTAATAATAACAAAATAACTATGGGAAAGCCGATTAACGGTAGTGATTTGATGTTATTCATTGATTCTACTGGAGAAGGAACAGCATTTAAATCAATAGCATTTGCAACTAGTCACAGTTTATCAATTTCTGCTGAAACAGTTGAAACAAGTTCTAAAGATACTGGTGGAAAATGGGTGTCTAAAGCACCTAGAAAGCTAAGTTGGACTATGAGTACAGAAAATCTTTACTCTTTAGATGGTGAAGGTTCTACTTATGATGATCTTTTTACTGCTATGACAGAAAGAAAAGAATTAAGTGTAGTTTTCAGCTTAGAAAAAGAATATGCAGCAAAGAAAGATGAAGTTCCTGAAGGTGGATGGACACCTGTAACCACTGGACAATATAAAGGGAAAGTAGTAATTACCAGTCTGGAACTTAACGCACCGAATGGAGATAATGCAACATTTACAGCTTCTTTTGAAGGAGTTGGAGCACTGACTAAAACAGCATAATATAAAGCCTTTATATCTCTGTTATAGAGGTGTAAGGGCTTTTTTTATATCAACAGAATTATGGAAATAACAATTAAAGACAAGACATATAAAGTAAAGTACAGCATTAGGGCAATGTTCGTATTTGAAAAACTGACTGGCAAATTATTCAAACTGGAAAGCCTGATGGACTTTTATATATTCTACTATTCTATGATACTGGCAGGAAATCCAGAATGTACATTGCTGTTTGACGATTTTATAGATGAATGTGATTTGAATCCTGTTTTGGTGGCTGATATTCAGAATTACCTTAATGCGCAATTTCAAAAGCAAGGGCAACTGGAACCATCTAAAGAAGAAGATACTTCAAAAAAAAAGTAATATCCATTTCAGAACTGTATAGTATCATTGTGGTAGAATGTGGAATCCAGCCAGATTACTTTTTGGATAAAATGCAGTGGTATGAAGTGGATTCCTGTTTAAATGGTCTGGAGGGTAAAAACAAGAACGGTTGGGAACAAACCAGATTCCTTAGTTATATCACGGCACAAGTAAACAGCAGCAAGAAGTTAAAGCCTACTGATATTCTTTCCTTTAAATGGGATAAGCCAGAGGATACAGGCACATCTATTACTAGTGAAGATATACAGAGGTTGAAAGATAAGGCAAGTAAAACCTTAAAACTATTATAATATGGCTGATTTGATTACTAGATTGCTGCTTAATACACAGCAATTTGATAATAATTTAGGCAAGTCAACAAAACAAATACAGGGATTCCAGCAAAAGATACAAGGCTTTTCCAGTGGTGCTGTCAGTGCCTTTACAAAATTTGCGGGGGTACTGGGCGTAGCTTATGGAGCTACAGAACTGCTACAGAAAGGACTTAACAGCAATGCCACTTTACAGGATAAATATAATTCTTTGATGCAGGCTGGATCTACTGTAACAGACCAATTCTTTACAGCCATCTATTCAGGGGACTGGACTGTATTCAATGATGGTATAGAAAAAGCCATTAAGAATGCAAAAGAATATGCAGATACCTATAGGAATGTACAAAGGATGCTGGAAACTACAAGCATCAAATTTGAACAAACGGATGCAAGGAAAACACAGTTGGAAGCCATTATAGAAGATGATACCAAACCACTGGAGGAACGGAAGAAGGCACAGCAGGAGTTAGACCGTATATTGCTAATGGGTGTGGCTGATATTAGGGAAGCATCCCAAATAACAGAAAGGGAACTAAATAATATGTTGGCTGATCTGATTGGAGAAGCTCAATATATCACGACAGAGAATGCACAAAAACTGATTTTGGATATAAGGAACAAGTATTCAGGACTTAGAAAAGAACTAGATGCCTATAGGGAAGTCAGAGATACAAAGAATCAGGTACTAAATCCTAATGCCTTCAAATACAGCGGTGACGAGTGGTATAAGATTAATCAGGACGCCACTAAGAAATATTATCAGGAATATACCAAAGACCAAAGAGCGTACTACGATGAATTACTAAGGCTGGCTGATAGAATGAATGATGAAACATTTAGTTCATTTCAAGGCTTGTTTGATAAACTGAATGATCTTAATGACAAGGCTGGTACTTGGGAAAAAGACAGGGCTGGAGCAAGGGATGAAATAGCTGGTATTAAAACTACTGCCAGTAAAAAAGAAATCATTCCAGCAGGTTCTATTATGGAAATGCAGAAAAAGATTGCAGACCTTAGAAAGAAGTATGAAAATGCTGCTGATGAAGGAACTAGAGTAGGGTTTATGAAAGCCATCAAAGAAGCAGAAACAGAACTTAAAATGATGCAATTAAGGGCTGCTGGAACTTCTTTACTACCAACTGGAGAAATTAATAAGCCTGTTGGAAGGAATATTGCAGATGATGTAAAATCTGGATATATAAATATAAAGCCTATATCTACAGACAGTATTCAGGCTAATTATGATTATGCGGATTCTTTAGGTGCTATAGCTTCTATTATGGGATCTGTTACCAATATGACAAATGAAGGTGCTGCTGGTTGGCTGGCTTATGGTGCTAATATCCTTAGTAGTATCAGTGCTGCTATACCAATGATAACCAGTTTAACTACTGCTTTAACGGCTAAGGCTGCTGCTGAAGCTGCTGGTAGTGCTGCTGCTGTGCCTGTAGTAGGTTGGATTAATGCCGTTGCTGCTATTACGGCTATAATGTCTGCTATGGCTGCTGTACCAAAATTTGCTGATGGCGGTATCATTGGCGGTAATTCCTTCATTGGCGATAATATGATAGCCAGAGTAAACAGCGGTGAAATGATTCTGAACAACAGACAGCAAAGGAATCTGTTTAACCTTTTAGATGGTAAAGGTGGAACTTCTGTTAATGCTGGAGGAGAGGTTAAACTAAGGATTGAGGGTAGAGATTTAGTAGGGGTTATTAATTCTCAAACAAGTAAGACAAGTAAATACAAGTAATATGTACAACCTTATATATACAATGCCATTTACTAATGTAGATGGTGAAGCCTTAACTGTACAAATACTAGAAGATGGTGGAACTGGTTCACCTGTAGAACTTACAGGTGGCACACCACCATTTATAGTAGATGTGAATGATGAAGATTTTTTATATACTCCAACCAGATTCAGCGGAGCTACATTAAAGTTAGTTGGAAGTGACTACTTACAGAAATTGTTTAGTACCCAATACCAGAAGTTCAAAGTTAATTTGGTAAAGGCTGGTTCTGTTATCTGGACTGGCTTTATAACTCCAGAATTATATTCACAGGATTATGATAACAGCTTGTTTGAATTGGAAATAGAATGTATATCAGCCCTATCTACTTTAGAGTACATAGACTTTAAGCAAGAAGGAGCTACTGTTTCCTTACTAGGTATTATTAAAAAGTGCATTACAGAAAGTAAAGGGGATTTTAGGGCAGTCTACATACCAAACGTCTATACTTCTTCTTTAGATGGTATAACTGTCAGTACTGCCAATTTCATAGATGAAGATGGCAAGGCTATGACTTTGAAAGAATGCTTGGAAGAAGTTTGCAAGTTCCTCAACTGGACTGTAACGGAATATGATGGTTGTATTTATTTTATTGATATGGACTATATAAAGGCTGGTAAAACCAGTTATACCAATATACTTACCAGTACTACTACTACCCTATCTTCTACTATAAATCTAAGGGATATACCATCTAAAGGAAACAGTAACCTATTATCCATATTAGGAGGATACAATAAGGCTATAGTAATTGATAGTGACTATGAAGTAGATTCTGACATATTATATCCAGAACTGGAATTGAATCTGTCAGGTGGAGAGTTGTTTAAATTTGAAAAGACAAAAGATGATACCATATATAAGAAGGAGTATTATAATTCCAATTTGGAATTATTCAATTATGTACTGTCCAATAATTCTTATACAACGTATGATAAGCCGTTTAATACGGACAAACAATCTGCTGGAGCAGTAGCAATGCGAAAAACAAGTTATGGTAAAACAGAAGCTTTATCAAAATATAGCTGGCAGGAAATGATTGAGATAAAACAGAAATCTGCTATTATACTGGACAATAGTGCTCCCTATTATTTGTATAAAGACATATACTACAACGGGGAAGAGATCAAAAACGATCCTTTCATTCTTAATTATCCTGCAATCAAATGCAAGGGTAATGAATTGTCTTATCTGGTATTTGATCCAGATATAAAACTGTGTATCAACTTTGACATCTATCTGACTACCGATAAGGATGGATTTGAAGGGGACTTTAAGCCAACAGGACTTACTTCTGTTCCAAAATTGTTTATTCCAATGCAATTAAGGATAGGTGATCATTACTATAATGGCAGCAGTTGGGTAACGGATAGCAATACCATCTTCAAAGTATCAACAACTGCAACTCCAAACAATTATGTAAATACTTGGTTACAGGTTTATAATTACAATGATCCAGAACTGAATGTCCCAGATTTAAATGGCTATATTGTTTCATTTAAGAGCATTACAACTGGTGATATTGAATTGACAATATACAATCCTGCTATAAATCCTTATAGTACTCCAGTATTTGAAAATCCAATCGAATCCTTTTTTATACGGAATATTGAAATATCAACTCAAAGGGTAAATGCAAGTAAATCCGATTCAACTAAACAAGATACAAAATATGAGAATGTTGTAAATGAAGGATTCATTAATGCTTTGGATGATATTGAATTTAAGATAACATCAAAGAATGAAAGCGAATTATCCTATAGTAAGGCTATGGATGGTAACAGTATATTGGACGTACTCACAAATAATATTGACAATAACAGCGAGAAGCCAGAAAAGCTACTGATCCAAAGGATCATTAACCAATACAAGCAGCCTAAAATAAAGCTGGTACAAGTTATAAAACCTGACATTCTGCCTTATTCCAAAGTAACAGACAGTTATTTGTCTGGCAAACAGTTTGTATTTACTGGTGGAAGAATCAATTATGAAGATAATAGTATAGAATGTAACCTTATAGAACTAAACTAATATGGATATAACAAGTAACAGGATACCTGCCACACCTAGAAGCAAATATGCCAGATACGGTAACAATAATGTATCTATAAGTGGCAGCAGTGGAGGTGCTAATATAGATACTTCCAACTTTGTCAGGTTAAGAGGGCAAACCAGCCAATCTATAGAAGGTGCAGTAGCAGCTACTGGAGAGATTATAGCTTACCAGACGAATCCAGAAGCAGGAGACTTTCAATTCCCTATTGCTTCCACTGATGCTTTAGGTACAATCAAAGTAGGTAACGGACTTAAAATAAATGAAGATGGTACTTTGTCTGTAGATGGTGAAATTGGGGGTGGAGGTGTAAGCAGTTGGGACGATCTTACAGATAAGCCAACTACATTTCCTTCTACTTGGGAACAGGTAACAGGAAAGCCAACTGAATTTATACCGTCTGCACATACACACGTAATGAATGACATTACGGATTTTAATGGAGTTACAACAGATACAGACCAAACAATTACAGGACAAAAGACTTTCAGTAAGGCAATATTAGGACAGGCAGATGTAGTGGCTTATGCTACAGGAAAACACGATATAACATTTCCTATTGCCAGTAAAACGGCTTTAGGTTGTATTAAAGTTGGAGAGAACTTAACCATTACAGAGGATGGTACACTGAATGCACAGGCTGGAGGCGGTATTACTTCTGTTACTTGGAGTGATGTGCAGGATAAGCCTATATTTTCCACAGTAGCCACTTCTGGAAGTTATACTGACTTATTGAATAAACCTACTATACCTACCAATAATAACCAACTTGCTAATGGAGCCGGTTATATTACAGGAGTTAATTTAGATATGTGGAATGCTGCTGCATCTTCTGTGGGCAATAAGACTATAGGTAATTCCAATAATGGAAATTATATAGATATTATAGAAGATTTAAGGGTAAAGCAAAACTGTACATTCAGCAAAACACCTAAAGTAGGTAATACTAATATTGCTTTAACAAGCGACTTGCATTCACATAGCAATAAAAACTATCTAGATGCAATTAACCAAAATTTATCTACAAGTTCAACACCATTATTTACAGGGGGAATAATTACAGGTGATAAGACTGATATTCATATTGAACATTCCAGAGGAAATAGCATAAATGGGAAAGACCAAAATAATAATGTGGCTAATCTTTATCTAAATTACAATAGTGCTTCTAATAATACTAAAATAGATAAAGATAATAATATTAGTACTTCTGGAGATATTGTTGCATATTCTACTGGAACAGGAACACAATCTCCATTTAAGTACTGGAAACCTTCCGTTTCTTCTTCTGGTGTACTAAGCTGGACTAATTCAACAAGTGAGGTTGTTCCTTCTTCTGTCAATATAAAAGGTACAAAAGGGGATAAGGGAGATAAAGGGGATACTGGTGCACAAGGTCCAAAGGGGGACAGAGGCGCAACAGGTCCACAAGGTCCAGCTGGACCTTCTTGGGGAGGCGGAACAATTATGAATGGTATTAAAATTAAATCAGATCCACCAGTATTATTTTGGGGTGATAATTGGAGAATACAATCAGGAACAGACTTAAATTTTTATCATTCAAAGTGGGCAGGAGCTTGTATGTACATATCTGGTTCAAATTATGGTAATGTAGAAATAAGAGGAACGTTAACCCAAAAGTCTGATATAAGATTAAAAACAATTCATTCTAAGTTATTTAATTGTTTGGATAAAATTAGTGTTTTAGATGTATTCCAATATAAATATAATGATTCTGATATAAATAGATGGAGAATTGGAATGTCAGCGCAACAAGTAATTAATGTTTTTCCTGAACTTATTTACACAGAATCAGACGGATTTTATTCAATGGACTATATTAGTTTATCCTCTATTGCCATACAATGTAATAAAGAACTACACCAACTAATTAAGGAGCAACAAGTAAAGATAAATGAATTGGAATCCAGATTAGTAAATTTAGAAACTAAAAACCATTTAAAGGATGAAGAAGCTAATTAGATGGTTAGCCAAAGTATTTAAGGCTGATATTACAGTAGAAAGGATTATTTATAAAGAAGTCTATAAGCCATTGGAAGATAAATTATCTGGCAGTATCTCTTTAGATGGTGATTTGTCTGTAGATGGAAGTATAGAAGCGACAAAAGATATAGTATGTTATAAGAGTAAAACCAATTAATTATGGCAAAGCTAGGAGCTACAAATATATCAATAATGGATGTCCGTAATATATTGGGCTATCCATCAACAGACTTAGGTACATTATGCACTTGCAATAATATAAACCCGTGGTCAAAATGGAAACCTATTCATTGTGCCAATACGCTTACACTCAATAATGAATTATTAAAAAGGAATAAGTATGGTATTGAAATCTTAGAGGCAAATAACCCTGGGGCACTTGTAAATTTGATTAAGCAAAATAATAATTCAGGGTATAAGTATGATAAGCCTAGAGGCGGCTCTTTCAGTCCTTATAGATTGGGAGACTTCCGTAATTATTACCATAACGCATTATTACCTGTATCAGCCTTTTATAAAGATGGAGACGAAATACATATTGGAGGTATAACATCATCTAATCACGGCAGTTATGAGGCAATTATAGAAGGAATGAAATTACCCGATTTAGAACCAGAAGAAAGTGATTACATATCACAAGGAATGCTATACGATTATCTCGATTATTCAGGAAATAAAATACCATTAAAGAAAGGAGTGTATTTTACAGATGGGACAAATGATTGTTGGTATAGTGGAAAAGCATACTACTGGACAACGGAATTTCAAAGATTTAGTGGTAAACAAGTTGAAGCCTATGAATTTTATACCAACGCGACAAGAACACCTAATGATTTGTGGGTAGCAGATGCAAAAGACAGGTTTTATGCACTTCCAGAACCTTATCATACAATTTCTGTTGACAAGAAAGTACCAGCAGGAAGTAGAAAGGTTTTAGTAATATGCCACCCTGAATTATCAACTGATCGCAGATCTGTTTCTTATACATTACAATTTAGTGCCGTTGGAGAAGTCTATAGAGGTGGTACAATATCAAATATCCATATTCGTATAGCGAAAGACTTAAAGGGTATAAATATGATAGACACTAAGAAAATTGCGGATAGCCTGACTATACAAGATGAAACAGAGTCATTAACTTATACAGGTACTCTTAGGAATCTTAATGGAGAAACAAGTATGTATGTACTTGTATATTATGATAACGCGATACAATGGACAGGAGTACCGTTTATGGAAGTTGACCCACAAGCATAATATGACTAAGACAAGAATTAAAACAGAACTGGCTGCTGCTATAATATTGGTAATAGTTGGATGCTTTCTACTGATAGCAGCAATATATATTCCGCCTATAGGCATAATTCACCCGTCTGTACTGGTTGCATTTGGTGAGATAGCAGTATTTGCTGGTAGCCTATTTGGAATAGATTTACATTATAGACTGGAATTTAATAAGATAAAGGCAGAAGTTGGAGCAGATAAAATAGAAGATAAATAATTAGAGCCTGTTTACCTTTATATGGTGGACAGGCTTTTTTGTATGTATTGGGGACTAGACCATTTAAAGAAAGAATATCCAATTATAAATAATTAAAACATCATTAGTTAATTAATATTCAGATATTTAATCTGGTTTTTTATATTGTTTTATGTATCAAAATGCAATATGGTTAATAAAATATAATAATATTAATAATACAATTTATTAAATATTGATAATCAGTAATTTAAAATCGCGCATTATCACTATATTGCGATCAATTAATCACAAAAATTAATACATTATGGCAGATAAGAAATTAGAAAAGAAAGAAGAAAAGATCTTCACATTGGAAGGCAGTGAAAAAATGTTGGCATTTACGAATGTAAATAGGGAAATCAATAAAAGTATAGTCAATTCCAAAAAGAAATCTATTGAAGAATTTGGCTTACTAACTCCAATTACAGTAGTAGATGCAAAAGACGTGATAGATAAAGGAATTACTGTTTATGATGCCAGTAACCCTAAAGATATAGTAGATTCTGATAATGCAGATAATTATCTGGTAATACTGGATGGACAGCATAGATATGCAGCTATCAGAGAGTTAAACAAGAAAGACAAGTATTTTGATATTTGGTTAATGTACCCACTTAATAAAGATGTGGCTATTACTACTATGCTGATGGAGATTAACACTACGGCTGTTAATTGGGAGAATGATAATTATATTGATGTATTAGCCAAACTAAGACCAGAAGATAAGGGACTGGCTTTTATTGATAAGTATATGAAGTTAAGACATAAGAGGGCTAAGAAAGGTGAACCATCTGATAACCTGCCTAATAACGGTTATGGTTTGTCTGTATTATCTAAGTATCTTACATTAAAGACAGATATAAACAAACAATATCTTTATAAGATGGCTAATAACCCTAATAGACAACTGCCTGATTCTATAAAAATAAATAGAGCAGAGAAGATAATACAGACTGGAATAGAAGTAGGTTTTACACATATATTCTTATCTAGCAGATTCTTTATTGATTGGATCATTAACTGGGTTCTACAGGAATATTCAGTAGAGAAGATACTAGAATGTACAAAGGAGTCAATAACACCAGATAAAGCAAAGAAATTGATGGAAGAATGTAATGCAGATAATTACATAAAACAATTTGATGAAGCAATAGAACTTCATTGA